TTCGTTCTTTATAAATAAGCTTGCATGCAGAGTAGAGTCGTTTGAGTCAACATTGAAAGAGCAGCCTACGTCGAAAGGACCGTCTCCTACAGCCTTGGAGTTGTCATACGAAGAATTCGCCTCTACATGGATCTCTGGAAAGATTATCCACTTTGGATTGACATTGATACTATCCATGTTCAGCAAGCCGTCCTGTAGTAACTGTTCTCTGAGCAGCCGACGCCCAATACCTTTGTGGCCGAACATCAGGCTCTGGCCGCTTAGAAGAAACGACTCCAAGCCACTGTATTGATTCATGGGGATCGGACAGGTGTATGCAGAGCTTTGTATTCAGCGCTCTGGAGATTTTTACCATTGTTTCAATAGTAAAGTTGGCGTCACCTTTCAAGATTTTCGATATATAGGCAGGCGAGCAACCGATATTGTTAGCAAGTATCGATTTTGTGATTTTTTCTTTTGCCATGGCGGCGTGAATAGAAATCATAAAATCTTGCTTTGCTGACTCTAGCCAGTAGCCTAAGCGATCCTTGCTTTTAGATTTTAATGCGAGATAGCTATTCATGTTATTTCTCTTTATTCAAGTTCTTCATAGATTAAAGGAACTTCTATGTTCCTATCTAGTAATCGAAAATATTCTCTTTTGATGCTTGTAGCTGCTGCTTTTTCCGATGGTGGTGTTTTTTTGCCTTTCTTAATAAAGCAATGTGAACATATGATGATTTTGTTTCCTCTCCCATAGAACCAAATGAGTCGCAAGTCACCTTTGATAAATTCAAATAACTTCTCATTCTCGTCGACCTCATGGCAGATTCCATCATTTAACATCCTTTGACCATGTTCGGAAAATTTGGCGAGCAGGCTAAGCAAGCCGTCTAGGGATTTCTCGTAGTTCGAGCCGAGTTTGGCTAGTGAATCCACCAGCGCGCATCGGTACCCAGATCCTGCTTTTTCCTGTGCCGCAGTCACGATCCATTTTGACTCCTCCAGAACGAGCAGTCTCATAAGGTTAACCCATAGGTTAATAGTGGTCCACACGATATGTGTTTCAGGAAGTCAAATGCGGCGAGCGTTTGCCTCGGAACCTCATGGCTAAGGAGGGCTACCTCAACCTGCATTGGCGCCTTTAGATGATTGCGTACGAGGGGTTCGCTTCTTTCGATAGGCACTGCACAGCTTAAGCCTGGTGGTAGGCGGCGATGCAATCTGAGCGAGACCCGTACTGGCTTCATGATCAATTCCGTTTGAAGGTTTATTGAGGCTAATAGTCAGCTATTTAGGGCCATAACTACGTCAGCGCGAATACATTGCCCACCAGAATACGTGCCCCAAGATCGAGATTTGTTGCTCTTGGATCTGCTGGAACGTGTAGTCCTCATCCGGGTGCTCATCTCGATTGAAGCTGCGCAGGCGAATCCCGATCGGGATACGGTAGACCTGCTTCACACGGAGCTGGCCATTGTGGTTGATGGCGTACATCTCACCGTCGACGATGTCGCTGAGGGAGTTCTTACCCACGTTCACGCCAACCGTCGCGCCGTCGCGCAACACAGGCATCATGCTGTTGCCGCCTACCTTGACGCACTTCGCGTTGCTGAACTGAACGCCGTTGTGGCGTAGGTCCTTCTTGTTGAAGCGCAGTCGCGAGTTGGCGCTTTCCTCAATCGCAAACCTGCCAGATCCGGCCGCCAATTCGACTTCGTGTAGGAAGGGGACGTAGACCTCGTCGTCATCGAGCGGGGTTTCGTCGTCCCAAGTCTCGATGCTTCCTAATTTTACGCTCGGCTGTATGCGGTCCTGCTGCACGCTGGCAACAGTGGATAACAGTCGAGAGCTGACCTCGCTTGCGTCGAAGTTGAGCGCCTTTGCGAGCTTAAGCAGCGCTTCCACATTTAGTGGCACCTTCCCGGTGGCGTATTGGCTGAATGCGCTTTGCCCGGACCATCCGCATGCTTCGGCGACGTCCGCCTGCGTCAGGCTGCGCCCGGCCGCTTTGGCAGCTGATTTCCGCTGTTCGTAGATAGCTTTGAGCCTGGCGCTCTCGGCGACTTCTTCGGGGGTGAGGGGACGACGTATTTTCATACGAATAAGAGTATTAGCAGAGCTGATATCCAAGCAAACAGCGCTGCTAGTATTTTGTTGCTGATAAAAAGCAGCGCTGCTACTATCCATGGCAGATATCAAGCCGTGGAAATTCCATGAAAAAGATCCCTTTGAGCAAATACCTAGAAGAGCACGGCACTCAAGCCGCGCTTGCTGCTGCTCTCGGCGTGAACCAGAGCGCGATCTCGCAAATGGTTCGAGCCGGCAGGAGCATTGAAATCACCCTTTATGAAGACGGCCGTATTGAGGCGAATGAGATTCGTCCGATCCCGGCGCGTCCAAAGCGCACAGCAGCCTGAGGCAGTCATTGCTTACTGCCCGAACAAATGATCGCCCACGCACTGGCAGGGCGCCACGGAAACAAATTTGAGGTTTTACGAATGGAAGATTTTCTGCGGGCATGCCAGAGCGCTGTTCTGGACAACGAAGCCAAGACCCTGGCCGCAAAAATGGGTGTTCCGCACGTTGGCCTTCTTCAGCGCGCGAACCCGGACAACGAGGCTCACCACCTGACGGTGGAGCACTTGTTCGGGATTCTGCTGCATACCGGCGACATGCGGCCTCTGGCGGCACTGGCGAATGAATTTGGCTTCGACCTTGTTGCGAAAGCTGCCCCGGAACCTCAGGCGCTCACCAAGTCGCTGATCAATGTGGGAAAGGAAGTGGCTGATCTGACAATCGCGGTCCATCAGGCGCTCGACGACAACCACATCAGCACCTTCGAGAAGAGCTTGATTCGCCAAGAGATCAATCACGTCCGGCAGAGCTTGGATGTGATGGACGCTTCGGTAAAGGCCGCCTGATTTCCGCGCATGCGCGGATTTTTTGTAGCTGCTTTCCGCAAATAAGGGCTTTCAGGTTCGCACTATGAAACAGCAGCCCTCGAAAAGCGGGCACAAAAAAGCCGGGATTGCGCCCCGGCTAATTCGATCACACTTTGTGGGGCAGATTATGCAGAGCCAGCCAAATTCCAGCAATACCCAGAACAATGTCGCGACACGTTTCCAGAAATCGGAAAATGTGTCGCGTGCCACCTCAGTAATTCCTTTCGACTTTGATGGTGCCGCCATCCGCGTCATCACCGACGAGCTCGGTGATCCGTGGTTCGTTGCCCGTGACGTAGCCGACGCCTTGGGTTATGCCAAGCCAGAGAACGCGATCTCCCGTCACTGCAAGGCCGCGATCACTACCCCGAAACAGGGTGGTGGTTTCATGACCGTCATTCCTGAGCGCGATGTCTACCGACTGGTGATGCGCTCCAAGCTGGTTGGTGCCGAACGCTTCGAAGACTGGGTAGTGGGTGAGGTGCTGCCCAGCATTCGCAAAACCGGAAAGTTCGAATCTACCAGCCCGAGCAGTTCAAAAGTTGTGGGTGAACTGGCACTCATGGAGTGCTACACGCGCTTGCTGAAGCCGTCGCCGTCCAGCCAAGTGATGATGCTGGCGAGGATCGCCACCAATAACGGTCTGGAGTCGAGCTTCCTTCCGGGTTACGCCGTGGATGCTGCGCCAGATGCCGCTGGCGGCAGCTCGATGCCGACCAAGGCCATAACTACGCTGATCAAAGACCACTGCATCGCCAGTACTGCACGCACTTTCAACATTGCACTGGAAGCTCACGGCTTCCTCAAAGTCCTTCAGCGCAAAAACTCCAAACAAGAGATGGTCGACTTCTGGTCGGTGACTGACAAGGGGCTGACCTACGGCAAGAACCTCACCAGCCCTCAATGCCCCCGCGAAACACAGCCTCACTGGTACGTGGATCGTTTCCCTGAACTGGCCAAACTGGTCAGGAATACCTGACATGCAATTCACCGTCACGATCAATCAGGTGAAGGCGTTGGAGTGGGGGCTGAATTCTCAGCAGGCCCTGCTGTTCGCCTTCGTCTACGGCTGCCCGAGCTGGACAAAGCCAATCAAGACTGACGACGGGATCTTCTTCGCGCTGAGCAAGGCCAAGATCATCGAGGAGCTGCCGCTGCTCACTGACAAGCCAGACACTGCTTATCGCATGCTGAAGGCCCTGGAAGATGCG